AATTGTCACGTGCTTCTTTCTTATGTGTAAGATACTGTGCTAATTCTTTCTCGAATTGTGCACAGAATGCTTGTTGCAAAGAATAATTCTGTTCTCTACACAATTTGTCAATTTCTTTCTTACTGTCCGATTCTGCATAACTTGCATCTGCAAATACTTTCTGTGATTCTTTGTATGCTGCTTCAGCTACATCTGAAAGTGTCTTGTACTTTTTGAACTTTCCATCAACTTGTAGCTGAATGTATTTGCCATCATTTGAATTTCTAATTTCAAAATAATTTGTTAAAACGTTCATATCATCTCCTAAACAATGCATTTATTTACTATGCTATCAAGACTTTCTTGATATAATTTTGAACGCCAATCAGTAAAACTTGTCAATGCATTAGTTAGTTTTTCAATAATTAGCTGTCTAAAATTCTTGCAATTCCAAAGTTTCTTTTTGAATTTAGGAATAGCAGTTATATCATAATCTTTCATACAACCATAAAATCTTATTCTACCTGTCATGTAATCTATATCTAAGCTGTCAATAAATGAATTGTCTTCACCTTTCAAGTAAAGACATATTCGCTGATCATCGTACACATGATGTCTGAAATCGCTTTTTGTGTAGTGATGTGTATTAACGTCAATGTGTGTATTGTTCATATTATCTCCAAAAAATAAAAAATCCTGTTAACAGTTGCGGTGTTAACAGGATTTTACGGACAATTGTCCTCGAAAACTCTCTATTGAATCCGCAACATTCAACTTATGTTTAGAGTATAATAAAATAAGTTGCAAGTGTAAACAACTATTTTTTATACTTGAAATATTTATAAGTTGAATGTGTCAAATAATGTCACAAACTGTTACCATTTACCTGTCCAGAGAACTAGCTTTATTACAAGATATACAAGATAGCTATTTATTTTTAGTATTTTATTTTACTATATATTGAATTTAAAATTTTAGGTAACAATGGTAACAAAGGTAACAAATATTAAAATTATCCCAAAAACAATACTTTACTAAAAATCTGTTACTTGTTTGTTACCTATTTTTTATAGTTTGTTACTTACTTTTTTGCCACTTTAGACTTCAATTTCTGTGTTTATTATCTTGCTAGGAATATAAGTGCTAATATTCATTGGTGCATTCGGATCACTTAAGTGTTTTTTACCAAGTTTCTTACCATTAGCAGATAATTCATACTTTTGACCGAGTTGTCTAGTACGACTAGATTCACTAATACTTGCTCTACCTTCAGGTGTCAACATATTTGGCTTACCAAGTTTAATCTGTCTCATATGTTCTCTAAATTCTTGAGAACGTGGTGGACGAACTAAACCTCTACGTCTTACAAAGCTAACATTGTATTCACGTTCAAACCATTCAGCTACTTTTCGAGAGTAAGTTTGACTTAGATTCATACGACGCATTAGCAAATGTACAAAGTCTACAAATCGATAACGTTCGACTTCAGTAGCTTCAGTATCATAAAGTTCTTTAGCACGTTCTAGGTCGAGTTCATGTCTCTTTTCTATTCTTGATTCATGTTTTTTTCTTGTTGATTGTGACCAACCTTGCATTCTATAAGCTCGCTTTTATCCAGTTACACGCTGGAGTTAATATTTTTAGACGATAATATAATTTATTAGGCACACAGTAAAATGGCTTATTCCTCATCTTCTTCAACATCATTCTCGTGTTCTTTCATGTAATTTCTGCATTCTTTTTCAGTACCACGAAATACGACATAACCATACTTTGTAACGAGAAAGTCAGCACCTGTAGTGAATAATTTCATTGTAAACTCCTTAAGCTATGTTTATATTATAATAAATTGTAGCTTTCAATGTATATATTTTTGATTATACTAGTATAAATATTACTAAGGAGTTTGATATGGCAGAATTTAGACAGCATCCGCTTTACACAAATTATTACGTTTCTAGTGACGGTCGTTACTTCTTCATCAATTCACGTGGCATAAAGTCAGACATCAAGCAAGGTACTATCACACGAAATAGATATGGCAAGCCATTAAATTATGAAGTGTGCATTACACTTGAAAAAGGCAAATACACGACTGTAAATGTCGGTAGACTTGTTCTTGAAACTTACGTTGGCTTTGCACCTGATGATAAGCCTGAAATTGACCATGTCGATCGCAATCCTCTCAATAACGACTTGAGTAATCTTCGTTGGTCTAACAGACATGACAATATGTTGAATCGAAAGATGCCCGCTTGGTCTACTGATCGTCAAGCACGTAGACTTGAAACAGCAAAGAAAATGGGCTACAACAGCTGGGGTGATTTTATTAAAGATAAAAGACGCAAAGCACAATTGAAGAGAGAACAGGAGACTAAGTAATTACAGACACAGAAATTGACATCAAAGAAATTAAAGCAACTTTAAAGGCTATGCAGCGTGATATGATTGGCACAACCATAACAGTATGTGATCAATGCAAATCAATGAAAGAATGTATAGCTGACATACTGACGTGTCGATACATTTGCATTGATTGCAACGAACTTAACAATACAAAAGACATAAACAAATTTAGGAGATTAAAGAATGGCTGAAATAGCATTAACGGCACTAATGTTATCGTGTGCAGCTGGAATATTAGAGAATATTCTTCGCATTCATAATAAATTACCAGGACATTATTGCGATACACTATACGGAATTAACATTGCACTTTACATATCATGGATAGAAATCTGTGTTGCTGCACTATGCGCAGGTGGTTCATTTGCAGCTGCAGCTATTAGTGTAGCAACAGTATGGATAATCATCGGTATTGTAGGTGATACAATTGAACTTACTAAATATAAGAGCATTTACGATGCACTTAGATTTACTATACACATAGTATTACTGATTATGTTCTTATCAATAGGAGATTAAACAATGATCGATTTAAAAGTAGAAGTAAAAACACCCGAAGAATGTAATGTAGAACGTTTCAAAGAGCACAGTTTCACAAATGAAAATGGTGATACTATAACGTATGTCGATGAGAGAAAACAAATCGTAGTATTTACTGTTAAAGTTGATGATAAAGTAGCTACTCATGTGATACCGTTTGGCACGTGTTACGGCAAAGACCAATCACTAGAAAAACTTCCATCTGACGTTTTACTTGACATACTGCCAACTATTTTTAGACATCTATCACACCAAATTAACGAGCAGGAAACATAATGACAGATATAGAACAAATCAAAGAAACACTTTCAAAGATGCAAGCACAAATAGACGTGCTTGAAGACAGAATGAACACAGTAAATCCACAGTGCTTTTCGTTAAATATAACTGCTGCTAGTCCTGATTGCTACAACTATCCTTTGTCATTATCAGCAGCAAGATCATTGTGGCCTATACTTGAACATGAGTTCGATGAATACTGCATGAAGAACAATTTAACACAATGGACTAAAGCAGATTCGTTAGACTTCTACAACAAATACATTGGTTTACGGAGCAGATTTTGGGTAGACATTTTCAGTACGACATGACTCCTGAACACATCGAAGAATTGTATGAAACTGAGATGGATGATGAAGCAAAGAATATATGGCTAGCTTGTAGAGATTGGCTAGTCAATCATTTCGGCTGTAGTAAGCAACTTGCCGACATCAGACTTCGTGAATGGAATCAAGAGTACGGACACAACCCAATGAAAACTGTTGGCTTAACACAACTCAATCATTCGAAAAAAGCACCAGTTATCGAACAGAATTACAATCGTACACCTAAAAATATCAATTGGTGCAAAGGAATTGAAATATGAAACACATACATGCAGTATTAGCACACAAAGATTTCGAATTTCCAAAGCAGTATTACTTCAATTACGAACCAGTGTATGCATTTAGTCAGAAAGACATCAAGACTAATTTGACTTTGAAGATTTACAATTCAGAATATGATGATAGACTATTCGGTGAACTTGGTATTTGGAAGTATCTTTTCGAACACGAACAATACGACTGGTACACACTTCATCACTACAGACGATACTTTGAAGAGTATTACGAACATGTTAGCTTGCCGATGCCTATTCAGTTTAACTGTTCATTGTTGCAGCAATTAGCTGTAATGCATTCACCAAAGATTTGTGAATGGTTGCAACAAGTTCTTGATCCAGCAGACTTCAAATTCTTAGCAACGACAAACAGACTTTACCCATACAACATCATGTCAATTCCTCGTGAAGTACTTTCTGCTTGGTTGAACTATGTCGAACCTATCATCAATAAACTCATCGAAATTGTTGGTATTACTGATTACGAAAAGATGACAGAATTTGTCACAAATGATAAGTCATTCACTGATAACAAATTAAATGGACAAGAAATCACAGGCAAAGATTGTAGACCCGAATATCAATGCAGAATTTACGCATTCATTCTTGAACGATTAACTACTTTGTTCTTTGCTAAAGTTCAAGGAATTCAGCCATGGCACTGTGAAGTTCATCTTCTTGAACCTGGGCAAAATATTTAGTTTACACTTGACAAAATTTTAATTATAATATCTACAAGAAACTTGCTACTCCTGACAGAAAGTTACTGTATTTCATAGTTCACTTCTTATTCCTCCAAATTCTTTCTGTCAGGAGGATGCATGATCTTGCTTGTCATTGTTGTACTCTCCTTATAAGTAAAGCTCCTAGAGTAAAATCTAGGAGCTTTTTTCAGAATGTACTATACTTTGATTTGAGGTATAGTATTTATGACTATCTGAACAGCGAATTTATCAATTGCTGTTGCATTGCTGGTGTTACTTTGTACTCAACAACATCAGACGAACCATAGAATGATAAAGCTAAAGCATCACAAGCATCAGGTGAATGACCAATGATAGCTTTAATTTCTTCTTTAGGCACGAGTGCTTTTTTACCTTGACCGTTGATGATGTAACTAGTTGACTTTAATGCATCAAAAATTTCTTTGTACTTAGTTGTGTCAACATAGAATCCATCTTTAATTGCTTTAGCTAACGTGTCATAGATGTATGTTCTTGCATTATTGCAATTCTGATCTGGTGATTTGCTAGCAAAGTTGACTTCAGTAAGATCGTACTGATCTTTCAATGTATCGTAGAATCCAATGTCATAACCACCAGTCGAATCAAGATATGTTGCAACAAAGTGATATTTGTTGTCAAGTCTTCGATACACTGAACAAATTTCATTTGTATCAGCTTTGTTCAAATTCACAATTTCGACAATTTCGTACTCATTTCTGACAACGATAGATGTATTGTCTATGCCAGCTCGAGCAAAGTCAATTCCTGCATAGAACTTTCTGCTTTCACCTTGTCTGTCTACAACAAAGTCAGTGATGTTTACTATGCAGTTTTCAATTACGTCATCAAGAATTTCACCATAGATTTCTTGTCTACGCAATGTTTCGTCAGTAATTGCTTGCAACTGCATGTCATAAGATTCTTGTGATAGCTTGTTACGCTCAACAAGATCTTTCATCGTGCCGTAAAACACTTTGATTTTGCCATTCTGCATACCTTCTTTAATCCACGTATTCCAGAACGATCCACCGACGCGGTGTACTGCAGAATCTAATCTTTGGTGTAAAGTTACCACGACAGCAAGGACCAGCTACTGCTAGCAAGTCTTGCTTAGCTAATGCGATCTCATCACAAATTAAGTATTCAATTTCAGTTAGACCACGAACTGTTTCGTAGTTTTCGTATGAATAGAAGAATGCAGCACCACCGTTACATTCTAGTTTACAGTGTCCATCGAAATGATATGGAAGTCTAAGTTCTTCAAGGCGTTTCTTTACTTCAGGTATAATCGTGTTTGCAAGCTGATTGCTAGTAATGCCAAACACAATTTGACGCTTTCTATTCATCAAATTTACAGCAACTAAGCAACTAAGAGCAATAGTCTTACCACATCCACGTCCACCGTAGATGCCCGCAATCGGATCTTGTGATCTTACGAATTGAAATTGATGATGCACTAAATCACAAGATCCGTCAAGCTGAAATACTCTATTAGGATCTTTTTCACTCATATTTCGTTAAATGTTACAGTGATACCTTGTGCAGCATTCTTATCAGTTTCGACAGTTACAGACTTTTCAGATTTCTGATCACCCCAGTCTTTACGATTTCTACGCTTTAACAATTCCATGAATTGAGCACGGTGTTGACCACTTAATGCGTAGCACTGAATCATGTAGTTTTCTAGCAGATTACGATTGTCAAGCATCCAATTGCAGTAATCACGTACTAATTCGTTTACAAGTTCACTTGTCCAGTTATTGTCTACATAGTTGTAGTCAAGACATTTACCAGCTTCTGGTGGAACTAGCGGATTGATGTAGTACAAGATAGAGCATAATGCTTTACGCAATTTGTTATCTTCCAAATTCTGCTTTACTTTGTCAAAGTCTATCTGCAATAATGCAACCCAGTACTTACCCTGTGGTTCTGTACGTTCCATGTCAAGAGCATCTTGCAAACCAGTACTTGTATCTGCAAATGACGGTTCAGATGTGTAAGTGTTATTGAATAGCCAAGTAATGTAATTGATAACTTTTGAACACACAAGTTCAGGCTGTTCAGCACGAACTTTAGCTGAGGCTATTTGACCTAGCTTTATGCAATGTTCAGAGATCTTTGGTATTCGACCTTCAGCGTATGCTTTGATTACAGCATCTGACATCTTCTTACGAGATTTGTCAGAATGTGTTTTGCCATACATTGGGTTCTTTTCACCACTGTTATCTTTGTGCTTACCGAACATTGGATTGTTAATGCCAACGTTGTAGTGCGACATAATTAACCTTGTTCGTCTATCTTCTTACTGACTTTTTCAAAGATTTCGAGCAAAGAATCTAGCTTGATAGCAAGACACACAATGCCTTCATAAATCTGTTCATTAGTGATGTTTTCGAATTTGACTTCGTTTTCTTTCTTTTCCATGTATGACTCCAGTCTGAGATACGCTCAGTTCGGTAAAAAATGAGAGTTTCTTCGGTCACGCTATGTGCTCACAAAATAGCGAGGAGTTACGCCGATTATTCTTCTTCTTTGTAATCGAATTCTTCAGAGTCATTGCCTTCAATTTCAGACAATGCAGCTTGAATAGCATTGACATCTTCTTCAGCGATGTTGTACTTCTGAATGAGTTCGTTTAAAATTTCAAGTAACTTTTGCATGTTAGTAACCTCTTGTTAGTATTTATAGATTAGTCTTTCCACTCTGATGGAATTCTGTCACTGTCACCACAGTTATGGAATGCTTGAGCGTAATCTCTTGGTGGATTAGCTTGTGTAGAAGCTTGATAATATAAGTCATACGCGCCTGTTTGTACGTTAATACAATCATAAAACGCCAAGCTCATGCCTGTAACATTTGATGTGTCAAACAACGGTATAGCAGTTAATGCAGGATTACTCTGTTGTTGACCAAACATATTAAACATAGAGTTCATGTCAATAACATTATGTGTGTCAAACAATGGTACTGAAGATATAGAATAACTTTCATAAAACATTCCTGCCATAGATGTAACGTTTGACGTGTTAAGCAATGGCACACTTGTTAGTGAGTGACATCGTCCGAACATACCACCCATGTCTATTGCGTTAGATGTGTCTAACACGGGTATCGTAGGTAAACTAATACAACTCCAAAACATTCCATCAATGAGCGACACATTTGATGTATTGTATAGTGGTACTTCTGTGATGTTTGTCGAAGCAAACATAAAACGTGTACTAGACACATGTGAAGTATCAAACAGTACTACTGAAGACAGACTAGTACAATTCTCAAACATCTGCGTCATATCTGTGATATGTTTTGTGTTAGCGCCTAGTACTTCAGCCACATTGTTACTATCGTGAAGTAGATTAGTGAAATCAGTACCACTTTTATACACATCATATACATCAGTTGTTCCAGGCACTTGTGTAGCTGTTTCGTACGTTGTGTCTGACACTTTACGCGGAGCAAGTCCATCGCGTGTTCTAACACGAATTATATTCAGTGGTAAATCTAATGGATTATACGGATCTGTATATGCACAAATAAGATTGTTTATTGTGCACGCATTACCGCCTAATGTGTATGCTTTACTCATGTATCAAATTCTCCTTCGTGAACTACGTATGTCGTGTTAGCTGCTTGTGTAACAGTCTTTCTTGCTAACACTCTGATGCCATCTTCATAGTACGCATCAACTTCGATTTCTACAGTACCAGTCGAAGCATAGTACTGTTGTGTTCTCCATTGAAAGTTAATGAAAGTCTGTGCATCGATGTCAAGCGCAATTGCATGACAGTAGATGCCAGTACCTTGTGTAGTATCACAGATGCCAGACTTTTCAGATTCAGACATATCTGTATACGAATACCCGTTCGTATTCTTTTCAGCATCTAACAACATCGACGTAGTCAAGCTGCCTGGGTTACCATTCCAGCCTAGACCTTGGAATGTAAGATTGTCATTCTTGTCAGGTGACCATTTTATGTACACTCTGTAAAACTCAAGTGCACCCTGTAAAGGCCAGACTTGCACTGAGTTTACTAAAATGTCTGGATCTATAGTGCCGTTAACATGTATACTTTTTGCATTAGAAAGAATCATTAAGAATTTCCTGTTACTATGTATACTTTGTTATCACTTGCACCTGATGCTGGAATATCACCCGATGTAGCAACTAGTACGATTCTATCAACTGCTTCAACATCGTTAGGAGTTGCATAAAGCTTTTCATCAGCAGTAATACAGCCTGTCGTTGCACCGTCATTGTATGAAGATATAACCATGTACTGATGCTTACCAGCAGCTTCAAATCTACCGAAAGTATAACCAGTAGTGCTGTTAACTACTCCACTAATTTCATAGTTGTAAATCTTGTAGTTAGTGCCTGGAAGCTTGATTTCATACGGAATTACGATGCCACCATTGTTGATGCAGTTCTTGATGTCTGCAAATGTAACAGTTCCAGCAGTTAATGCACCATAATTGACATACATGATGTGTGCACTAATAGCAGAATTAGTGTAATTCTTAGCACTTTCTACACAATCAGCAGAAAATATTCTAGACTGTGTTGGTAGTGTGTAACCGAATGTTTGTCCAGGATTAGTAGGACCGTTATTAGCAGTACCCATAATCTGATAGCAACCTGGGTCATTAGTCTGATCGAAGAAACCGAGCGCAGAGTAAGATGAAGTACCATCTGTCACTACAAAGTTAGATACACCACCTTGTGAACTTACTTCGATGATACCAAGTGCTAACTTAGTACTGTCAATTCCGTTACCAGCACTCAGCTCAATGCAGTTGGCGCTTATCTTATCTTCAGTGTTATTGACTACGATTGGTGCAACACCAGTATATGTCTTTCCACCACCGATAACTCCTAATGGACTAGAAGGAGTACCATTACCGCTTATCGTGTTATCATGCGCAACAGATGAAATTTCAACTACTGCATTACCAGCATTGCTTGTAACAGCGATACCGTTATCACCTATCAAAGGCATTAACGCACCAGTGTAGCTTTCACCACTTGGACCTTGAGGACCGGTTGCACCTGAAGGACCTTGTGGACCTTGAGCACCAGATGGTCCTTCAGGACCGCGTTCACCGTTCATAACATCAAACACAGTAGAACTTACTGCATCTGTAATTGTCACTCTTGTACCAGATGTAATTGCTTCTGCAGAAACAGTAGGACTTACACCATCTTCACCATGTAGTGATTCAAGCCATTGATAGATGTTACCGCTAAATCCAGCTTCTACTGCTTGTTCATATGCAGACTTACCAGGAGCACCATCTTGACCAGCTGGACCCTGTTCACCTTGTTCACCCTGAGGACCGACTGGACCCTGTTCACCCTGAATACCCTGCGGACCGGTTTCACCTTGAACACCTGGAGCACCTTGAGGTCCTTGCGGTCCTTCCGGTCCTTGAGCACCGTCAGTACCATTAGCACCATTTGCACCGTTCATTACGTCGAACGATTCAGTTCCTTGTGCACCAGATAGTGTTACTCTAGTTCCAGACGGAATAGCAGAAACAGTGAATGTTACTGATTCACCATCTTGTCCGTGCCAGTTTTCATCAATGCCTAATGGCTGTTCTGAAGTACCGTTACCAGTAATTGGCGAATTTGCTACTACTTCAGTACCTTCACCAGCACTACGTAAAATTTGATTAGTTGTTTGTGCTAAAGCCATATAAAATTCCTCTTGTTATTTATTACCATCTGCAAGCTTCATTTAAACTGCTGAATGAAGCAAGCTCTAAGTTGAACAGTGCGCCATCTGTGTTTTGCGCGTTAACAAGTTTGATATTGTCGACTGCTGTTAAATAGATGGGAGATCCTAATATTGGATCTAAATATGGATTGTCTATCGTAAATTTAGCTCTTGCTACGCCGTTTATGAATGCAGAATAAGTTCTAGCAGTGCTGTCAAACACAAATTTGTGTGTGCACAAATCTCTGCTTGTCCATCTAGCATTTTCATTGTATGGATAATAGTCTGCAGAAACAGTCCAACCGTCAAATGGTGGTTCTACATGTCCTCTGAACTGAAGTGCGTTCTGACTATCTGTGACACGAACAGCAGTAGTACCATACTCGTACTGACCAGCTGTTATTTGTGTAGCTGCAGTGAGATCGCCATTTCGTATCCAATTTTGCTTGTAGTATGGCTTGTCTCTTTCTGCTTGTGATGTAGTAGATGGCAAATATGGACTACCATACGGAAGATGATAGTTGATGCATGGATTAAGAACATGATCTCTAGCAGCTTCAACTGTATCATGCAATAATATGTAGATACCGTCATTCAACGTAATCTGAGTATCTAGTATTGCTATTCTGCTATCATCTGTTATAGTAGCAACACGTGTATCATATTTGATAGCTAAGTATTTGTCATTCCCAACAACACTGCCACTTGAACCAAAATTTATCAAACCATTCATTACATCGTCAGGTTCGTTAAATGCTGTGTAATTTGGAAAATAGTCTCTAGCAAATTTGTTACCCATACTGTAAGTTACATGTGCATTTACAGGTGGCAAATAGAACCATGCTTTAGCAGTAACATCAGAACCTGTTAAGTTAAATGTACTACCAGTCAAATTAGCACCTGTTAAAGTATAAGCACTAAACTCGTAACCAGAATTTGCAGTGTTAGACAGTGTAACGCTATCTCCAATGAAACCAGATACTCTGCTAGCAGCTATTGAACCACCATCTGTTACTTGCAATGTAACATTCTTAGCAGTTTCATAGTTCGCTTGTGCAGTTACATCAGATCCAGTAAAGTCGAACTGATTACCAGTAAGTGTAGCACCAGTTACACTGTACGAACTAGTTCTTTCATTCCAAGCAGGAGTGCCAGTAATTGTGATAGTGTCACCTTTGTAACCTGTAGTCTTATCAGCACTACAGTTGACTGTGTTTAGCTCGTACACGTCTAAGTAACGTGATAGCTTGTGACCAGCTGTGTGATGATTTAAAATGTGTTTCTCTTTGTACATGTCAGTCCTTTATCAGTCTTACTGTTAAACACTGTGTTAAATTTGTAGAACTGTCATACGACATGATATTTGTGTTGTATGCTACATTAAAAGCGTATGGACGCGTTTCAGTTTGTTTTGTGCTTGTCCAAAATATAGATCTGTTAAATTCATCATAGAATGCGTCGTTGTACCAATAACCTGCAGGAAATATTGAAAGACCATACCTATCATCGCCGTTACCGTTGTCATACCAACCATAAGTAGATTTTGTATGTAAACCAGCTACTCTATCTCCACAAACATAAAGTAATGTCTGAAGTTCAATCAAAGTTGGAACATGCCACCCTTCAAGTGATTCAGCAATCCTCATAGCTGCATCCCAGTTGTAATAATATTCAGTAACATCACTTTGGCCATAATTTAGTACTCGTGTGTATATTCCGTCACCACCATCATCAATTGCTAAATTTTTAGCAAGCCACGTTTGTTTGCCAATTGTCACTTCTTCTAATACGGGCGCTGGTACACCATACCCGAGAATCTCTACACCATCGACTGTCAACTGCTTTCCATTTACTGTCAGTGCGTTCATTCTTTCTCCTTAAGTCTATCTTTGATCCATGCAAGCTCTGTCAGTATCTGAGCTAACTTAGCACTCAAGTCTAACTGCTTAATCTCTTCGATCTCTTTTTCTAGCAACACTACGCGTGTATTCAGCTCATCTCTATCAGCATTACGCTTCTTGCTAGTATCTTTGCGCTGGAAGTGTATGATGAGATACAAGATAGCAGCGACTACTACTATCTTGATGTCACCAGTGGAGAATGCGTTTGCTAATAAATCTTCCATGTTATTACCCATTATAAGTTTGTGCTTCAGCTAGTGTTGAAAATCCAGCAACACGAATGTTCTTTACTTTGGGGTACAATCCGCTAGAAACTTCTTTCATCAATCCGATATACTTACAGTTTAGCATATCTACTGATACATTAGCGTAACCTAACAAATTATTTTCTATATAAGTATAAGCTTTCTTTGTAGTCCTATCGAATACTATCTTTAATCTAATATATGAATTGTATGACCATAATGATGATTTCTTATAACTAACACCATCTTGTGTTTGGCTTGTAACATTCTGTCCAGCTTGTGTAGTCCAACTTGTTACTTTCCAAGTAACGCCTACAAATCCTGGAATACTCATGTTTTGGTGTGCACGACTACGCCAAATAGAATCAGAGTCAAATTGATTGTGTGTAAGTAAACATATATCTGCAGCATTTGTGCTGTTTACATAACAAGCATCAAATACGAAAGTCAAATAATTAAAGTTTGTACTATTTGGCATGCCTGTTAATGATACAATTGATGTTCCATTTGTGCTATATTCATTATTGCCAAGATCTACAAAGACTTCGCTGTGAGCTGGTTCTATATACGATAATGGCCAGTTGCTAGTCACAGTCGAATAATGATATGTGAAACCAGTTGAAACAAGTGTTTCTGTAGTGTTTGTCTTATTGACATTTGCTGCATTGACATCTATCAACAATTCATATTCATTTGTGTCTTCGTTCAAACCATATAGCTTGAAATCAAGTGGTGTACTAGACTGAAATGAATTTTGGTTATTAGCAGAAATTAAACCTACGCGTGTCGGTAAAATTGCACTATTGTCAGCAGTATGAAAATACACTGTTAGTTCGACAAAGTTTGATGCATCAAACTTACTAGCTTCTGAACCCCAAGATCCGCCGAGTAATACTTGTGGCATTCTAGTATCAGGAGACCAAGGTGTACCATCTAACGTATACGAATCATACGTCCAATATGTCGGTCCATAGTGCACAGTATCATCGTCGAAAGCTATGCCGAGTTCATCCCATTCCATATACGTAGCAGTAGCACCAGAATTACCAGAACCCTGATTCCATCTACCACTTAGCACCCATTTAAACGATTTGTACTTGTGCACAAATTGTCTAGTCTGTCGTGTGCATAATGTATTGCCATTGAATCGCACTTTGTAAATGTCAGACATTAGTTGCCTCCAGATACACGGTTGATACCAATGACTTTTACCAACCAGTTATACCCATCTGTATTAAACCCAAAGCCATCAAATGCAGTTGATAGATTTATTGTGCTATTATATGGATTAGTTAAAGATGTTCCATTACAATTAAATTTTGCTTCACGCCAGAATATGCTGTTATTTGCTGGTCCGTCACAACGCCAAGCAACCAAATTATAATTAAAATTATTGTAAGTATTAAATGTATGATATTCAGCATTTCCTGAATAATCATCTGCACCATATAAGAACGAAACTTTCTCAAAATTAGTAATTGGTTCTGATAAAGTTTGCGGCCATTGTATATCTTTAGTTATAGTTCCATTTGGATTTTCCCATAGCACCGTTTCATCATTACTAAACACAAGTGTATTATTAACCAAATTAACCTTAATGCCAGGTCCAGCACTAATAGGCAAAGCACTACCACCCCAAACTCCTGAGTTAGAGCTTACGTTGTTAATTGTAGAATTGATGTCACCTGATGTAGCAGTAACATAGTCTGTTGCAGCAGATACAGCTGCTGGCAATTCATCACCAGCAGAAAGAGGTACACCACTGATTTCTGTAATCTTATTATCGACAATTGTTAAGTCTGTATTCTGCAAGTAACCAGCTAAAGACTGATGTTCTGTCAAGAATCCGCTTGGGTTACCTGTCATAGGATAGAAGTTTGCACTTTCACTCTTTGGCATCAAATTGCTGATGTCTTGATGAGCAGTTAAGAAGTCACCTGATACAGTACTGAACGCAGAAGCATCTAACTTGTCTGAAGATAGATTCGAAATTCTACCAGCAAGTGTGTTAATTCTTGCATGTGCAGATGTGTCGTAAAGCGCAGATGTATCGATAGAGCTAATAGCAGCATCGTGATATCCGTAATCAAGTTCACTCTGTAAACCAGATGTTGCACTATCAATCATTGACTGTATTGCAGTAACAGGAGTACCTTCAGCTGTTACATTGATAGTTGTAGTCTTTGCATTCGGATCATCGACAAGTTCAACACCAGAACCAGCAACTAATTCATAGTCACCTGAGATTCCGCTAATTGCACTGTAAAGTTCAGAGCTTACGGAACTTACTAAAGAAGTTGTAGCATAACCAGTCAAGTCATCGCTTGTTATAAAGCCAGATGGATTGCTTGCAGAATAATAATCACCGCTAGGTTGATAACCAGTTAAGTCATCTTGTTTTACATAATCTTCAGCATTAGCAAGACCAAGTGGTTCAGAATTACCATTACCGCTTAATGTATTGTCATGATTAACAGCAGTTATGCCACTACCACCTTGAGCAGTAACAGAAATAGTGTTGTCAATAATCTGAATACCTTCACCTGCACTCAATGTGTCTTGCTTACCACTTACAGCAGATTCGACGTCTTCAATTGTAGCATAATTGCCAGAAGGCTGATATGCTGTCATTTCATCATGCGTTACATAATCACCACTAGGTTGAAGACCGGTGATAGCATCATTTGTAATAAATCCGCTAGGGTTAGATGCTGAATAGTAGTCACCAACAGGTTGATAAGCTGTTAGATCGTCATGAGTCGCATAATCACCAGATGGCTGGTATGCAGTCATGCCAGTAACATCCATCTTACCTGATGTAGCAGATTCGAGTTCAGTCTTAGTAGCGTAATCGCCAGATGGTTGAAGTCCAGTTACGCTAATTGTATCATTTTCAATGCTTACGTAATCACCAGCACTGTAGTTAGTACCAGCAAATGCTGAATTGTTGTATGCTGTGATGTAGTTGTTTTCGTTGTATTCGAACTTGTTTTCGACGTTAGTTACAGCACTAGATATAGCATTCTCAACGTCTGAACTAGTAGGTAAACCAGTAACGCTAATAACGTTATCAGTGATATTGATATTAGTACCGGCTGAATAGGTTTGACCATTGCTAGCGAAAGCGCTACCATCGTAACCAGTAATATTGAAGTTATCGTCATATTCGAATTTGTCTGTTAAGAAGTCTCCGCTTACTGCACTAAATGCTGAGGTATCTAACTTACCACTTACAACTGAATCAACGTAATCTTTTGTTACGTAACCAGACGCACCACCTTTTATGCCAATAATTGTAGCTGACTGACTGTTTTCAACAAAATATAATGGCGACTGAACGTCTAAAAGTTTGTTTCTAGTATTAACAGTGTATTCTCTAACATTGTTAGCTTGTGTTTGCAATGAAATATCGAGTGTACCATCTGTGTTCTTAATTCTTGTATCAGCACCCTTTATGCTGATGTTACCTGGTACATTACACTGAACATTCAGTCTGCTGAACAGCTGATTTCCATAACTATCGTAAAAGTAAATGTCGTATGTTAACGAAGGATCACCAAGAATAACTGCACGACCATCAGCCTTCAAAGGAATTTTGAAAGGATTCTGTGCGCCATCGAAGTTTTCGTAAGATATGTATTTGTTATCGGTACCAGCCTCGTATACACAAATGTACCCGCCAACAACAGGCTTACCGTTTAGATTTTCAATTTGGAATGCTGGGTCAAGTATGTAACCCAATTCGGCATTCTGTACACCGTTTTCAATTGCCATACTACCTCATTGTGTGCTACTTCTGCACACGGCTAATGGTTGTTCTTTATGTATTTATACGAAAAAAGCAGAAGGAGTTACCTTCTGCTTTGTAAAATATGAATTATCGTGTTATCGACTATTCAGCGTCTTTCAAGTAGACCAACGAAGCTCCACGAGATTCGACCTGACCAGCCATGTAAGGAGCATCCCAACGAACTGTGTTGATAGCAGATGTTCCGTCAGTAAATGCGTTAGCATATACCTTGATACCATCAGTATCACCAACAGAAGTCTTGTCGCTCAACATGAATTCCATTGTGTTAACTGGAGTATAATCGTATGAACCTTCAGCGCGGAGCAATGCAGCATGGTATGTACCGCTTGCAGGAATGCTGATCTTCTTTCCACCGATTGCACTAGTGCTAATAGAGCGAGAACCAACGTCCTTGAACTGTACTGGTTCAACCTTAGCAGTTACAGCAGTTGCAGAAAGAGCAACGTCTTCTTTAACAACGAATGCGTAAGGAATTGTGGTTGGATCACCGACAGTGTCACATGCGAATGCACCGTCAACCCAAATTGGAGTACCAGCCTTAAGAACTGTGTCTGCAGCAGTTGTTACTCCGCTGATTCCAAGTTCGTCAAGGTGATCAGCATCAAGTGCCTTAGCCTTTGCACCAGAAAGTGCATTAACAACACCAGCTTCAATTGTCAATGGCTTCAAGAAACGTTCAGATGTGTATGTAACACCCTGGAAGTTACCAACGTTGCCCTTACCATAAAGGTCTGGAGTTCCAACAGGCTGGAATTGCTGACCGTTAGTAGTTACAATAGCCTGTGCTTGTGGGTGAATGAAACCAACAATCTTTTCGTTAACGATAGACTGCAAGTGTGCACCAGCCTTAGCAAGTGGACGGAAGCCTTCACCAACGAAGCAAGTATTAACAGCAGGCATTGCCTTTTCAACTTCTTTACGAACGATTGCGTTCACAAGTTTGCCAGCATACTGATCTGCAATTTCATCTTCCCACTTGATGTCAGTGACAAGTTCAAGAGCATCAGCACGTACACTGTTGTTCATGTTGCCAATTGTCAAAGTGACTTTCTTTTCTTCAATTGCACGTGGAGAGATAACAAGACCTTCAACCACATTACCTGCATCAGGAAGAACGAAGTCATAAGAGTGACCAGTACGCATTTTGCCGTTGATCTGATCAGAGAAATAATCACGAGCACCAATCTTCAAGAAGCTAGCATTCTTTGCCATCTTCATAGAAAGAATTTGGGTCATTCTGGAAGTAATAACGTTATTACCAATTGTAGATGCCATATATAAACCTCATTTAGAAATGTTTTGTTTTAGTATTTATAGTTCGTGACGCTTTTTGAAATATGCTTCAGCTTCACGTTTTGTCATCGGTTTCGTCCAGTCAATTTCGTTACCAGAGTTAACCGTGTTTGTTTGTACAACTTTTCCAGTATTCGGCAACACTTTCTTTTCGACCCTAGGAGTTACTGCTTGCTTAGTCATACGATCATGTAACATCATTCTGTTTTCAAGCTGTTGAAGTTCAAAGAACTTCTTGTAAGGATTAGACATCGACATGATTCTCTGTGCAACTTCTGGCTTATTGATGAAATGACGAATAAGCTTTGGTGCATTGTCAGAATCTTGCAAATAGCTAATGATTGCTCTATCTTTTTCTTGTAACAAGAATTCACTGAATGACTTACAACCAATTTCTGGGTGCATAGATTCAAAGTTAGATTCTGCTCTTGCAATCAAGTTCTGATACTTAGCTTGTTCTGCTTCATCAGGATAGCATGCTTCAACTCTCATACGAGCAACTTCAGCAGCTTCCTCATTGACAAGTTCAGCTTGTTCAGATTCTAGACGCTTAACTTTTTCTTCATCAAATCTACGATCCAACTTGTAATCGTTATAAGCTTCTTGATCGTTCTTAAAGTGTTCGAGAGACAAACCTTCATACTTCTTTAGCTTTTCTTTAAGTTCAGCTAATTCAGCTTCAACAGCTCTACGTCTGCTCTTCTCTTTAGCAAATGCGTGCTGTGTTCTCTGTTCTTTTGTATAAGATTTACCTTTCTTCTTGTTCTTATCTTCAGTGTTAACTTTCTCAGGGTTAACTTCTGCAGCAGAACTTGCTGTATTTTCCTCAGTACTGGAAGTTTCTGTTTCTTGAGGTTCATCGGCTGTTGGTTGTACCGATACAGTAGATGCAGCATCATCTGCTGTTGAAGTTTCTTTCGTTTCATCGGGTTGAGAAGTCCCGGTGTCATTACTCAATTCTTCGTATGTTTTTTCGCCGTTTAAAAATGCTTCAGCATCAGCTTTAGACCAACTCATGTTATTTTACTCCAATCTGGTTACGTACCAGTTACGTTTGAAAATTATCTACTAATATATATGAACAATGAGAGCTGCGACAGCTCTCATTGTGCTATTTTGTTACTACGTAATTGTTTGTGGATTGTTGTATGTACTGAAATCAGGATCGATGTACACACACAATGTAGCAATTTCTCTGTAAATCGTATCAGGATATACAGCCCAGTGTTCGGTAGGATGTGAAGATCCCCATTCACTAGACGGATAGTTGCCGATTTCTACACCTTGTGAAAATTCACTTTGTGTATGGTCAGTATCAGCAGCTTCAAAGCTTACATTGTATTCAGCTTCACCGTCACCATCCAAAGAAACGCAGTCAGCACGTCCTACAGGCTGGTCGTTTATTTTGGACACTCTAGAACCCCAGAACCACAGAATACAAACGTCGCCGCACTTATAATCACGGTAATCGCCTTCAGCAATACCAAATCCTAAATCGTTAGAACCGATATGTCCGCTTCTCATTAGAGTTCCGCGACCGACCGTAAACATCTTCCAATAGTTTTGACGGTTAACGACAGTAATCATTCTCGTCCTTAAGTTGAAGAACAAGAACGGCAATGTCATAGTCTGGAATACGCCAGCGCCACGAGAACTATCGACACGATAACCGCTATACTTATAGAACTGCATAGGATGATTTCTACCAGACCATTTCATAAGATACGGTTCAGAGTTGCCCGTGTACGTATAGTGATGATCCGCGTCCTGGTACTTCAAGTTCGTACGGTCGAGTCTAATCCAGTGCACATGGTCATAAGATGAACCGTTATGCGACCAGATACCGTTAACTACTGATTCAGGTGTTGTAGCGTGAACATAGTGACGTGCTGGTACACCTTGTGAAGTAGTGTAGAACAAGTTACCTACACAGTTAATAGTGATCACTCCGTCAACATCTCGTTGATCTATCGTGCTATAGCAGTTGTTGTTACGCAATACGATGTTAGTACCTTGCACATAACCGTGAATTTCACATCTGCTGAATGTTGTGTCAGTACCCAAGCAGTTAATAGCAGGATAGATGTCGACATTTTCGAAGTAGCTGTTCTGCAATACCTGAACAGTAACACTACCTGATAATGAACCACGACGATACTGAATGTTCTGCAATACGATGTTAGCAGGAATAGTCAACCAGCTGTCGATTGCATTGAGTGAATTATTCGATGTAAGACCCGTAAGTGTCAATGATGCATTGTGCAATTCGACACCACCGTTGCCAGTCACTGTAACACTTCCGTAGCAGTTTTCAAGAACGCATCCACCGTGAATTGTAGCATTGTGCAATTGCTGTTCACCCAAGTCACCGTATGTGTAATCTTGAATCTTGTTCTTTAGCAAGATGTATGTGTCAGCATCTTTACAGTTATTAAGCTTTACAGTACATGGAGTTTGCAAAGTCAAGTTGCTGTAGTTGTAGTCATCTGCAAACCAGTCAGTATGAATGTTCATGTTCTGCATTGTCACAGTGCCAGTAATCTGCTTGTAACATTCAACCATCTCGCAGTTGTTGAAAGTGCAAGACATATTGATACCGTCTCTTGCTACTTTGATCTTTGTGTTAGTGAATACAAGTGGTGACTTGAGCTGGTCAATCACGTAACCGATTCTTGCATTTGTAGCATTTGCATCGTTAGCATTCAACCAAGATGTGTTGATCCAGTTAGCAGTTAATGTGTAACCACCGATTTGCTGTGATTGTGATTCAGCAACAAACAAATGCTTAGAAGGCTTGTAAAACTCGTTACAAGTAACTGCAGTGCCTGTTGTGCCTTCTTTGACAACGAATCTTACTGCACTATCACAATAGATGTCTTGATCTACACTAACAGTATTGCTACCATCGAATATGTAGAAACTAGCAGCACTTGTAGTGTTCTGACGTGCAGGGAAGTACAAGTTCTTGTCATACATGTTTGCAGCTCTTGCAGCTCTAACACGTTGACCCAAGTTACTCTTTTGTGTAGTGGGCTTTGCACTTGAATCAGGAATATCACCAAACCAACGTACATCGATGTAGTCACTTGGAATTGTCATTATCCAAGCACCTGATGTACTGTTGTTAGACTTGATAGTAACACCACCATCATCAGTGTAGTTACCATTTGCATGCCAGACGTAAAGACGTGAATCTCCGCTATCTCCTAAAGTATAATAACCGTGTACCATAGCAGTAGCACCATCTTGCATACCGTCTAGCGCTTTAAGTTCTGCAATAGTGTTTACAAATGTCGGAGTAGCACTTGACTGACTAGCAGTTACAGTGCCATTGACACATGAAATAGTCTTGTATAGCAACCAGCTTGATTCATTTTCATCAGACTCCATGTTGCCTTGACCAATGTACATTTCAAATGTGACTTTGTAATCTCTGTCTTGCAACATAATCTGATACTTAGGCAACCCATACTGACCTGTGTAGATCGGGTTGTCTAGCTCATTGCCATCAACGTCGTAAATTGTAAGCTTTCTACCTGATGTATTGGGTTCTAAGAAAGTAAGTCTACCGACTAAGAACTTGCCATTTACATCAAATAGATTTTGCCATGAATCAGAAAAATTACGCATTACTTACCTTCTTTCCATTCTTTGTAAGCTTCCCAAAGAAGATCACCTTCTTTTTCGTTCGGCTTAAAGCCCATTTTCCAGTCACGTTCGTAGTTCTGCTTGTACCAATCTTTAACAGCAGTGTCAGTTTTCTTTGCATCACTACCGCGTCCAGCACCAGTTTCTGTCACCTTGACGACACTTTCACCAACAGGACCCCACTTGTTAGCTACTTTAGCACCAACGTTAACAGCTGCATCATAAGCTTTGCCTGTTGGAATATCTATTGGACGCTTAGAATTCTTGAACACCGTGCTTATTTGTTTCTTATTCCAATCTGACAATGCACCGACACGTTCTTTTGCATCGAAATAACTCTTTGCACCTTCAGCAAATACTGGTGTTTCAGATTGTTCTGTTTTTGCTACTGGTTCAATTCTTGCTGTCTTGGGCTTGTATTCGTAAAGATTAGTCATCATGCCTTCGTCAGCAGCTTTAGTATACGCATCGATGTATGTCTGAATATCATCTTTCGTGTACTTATCTGAATTTACGATTTTCATGATGTCGTTCTTTACATCAGATTCTGGCATTGTTTCTACTCTGATTCTACCAACTCTAACGTCGTCAAAAATACCGCTATCTACGTTATTCTTTAGATAGTTTAGCGCTTCGTTATTCTGCTTTGTACGCAATGCTACATCAGCTACTGCGCCGACATCGTTAGGATAGTTGTAGAGTTTACTTGTGTTTTTGCCCAATCTGTTGCCGCGATTTAGTATTGCTGTTGGCAAGAAATTAGTACCAACGTTGAAGCCAACATCGGTTAGTGCGTCTTTGCCGATAGTCATTAAGTCTTTCTTATATGGACTATCAGACTCATTATGATAAATGTCTCTTGCCAATCTAACTGCAGGACCGCCGACGACACCACCAACGCCTGGTACAGCATCAAGTGCAGCACCAAAAATGCCGAGTGACACATCTCTGATTTCTTCTTGTCCTTCTTTAGAATAAGGATTGAACTTACCTTCTTTTCCGAACATAGAAGCATTAGGATCATCAATGTATCTTTGCTTTGAATATTCTGAAGCTAAAGACCATGGACTAAAGACACCAGCATCATTGATTTCTTTTTCTCTGTGTTTACGACCTGCATTGTACTCTCTAGCACGTTTTTCATCTTCCCAGTACTGCTTATTCGATTCGATGTCTTTCCTGTACTGTTCGTATGGAATATCACTGAAGTCGTTTTGCCAAGTAGCACGCAGCCAATTTTCACTTCTGTCAAATGGATTTTTAGCATCATCAGAACCAAACGACTCACGATAACGTTCCCACTTATCTTTGCTGTACTTGTCTAAACCAGCAGCTTTCCATGCAACAGCTAATTGCTTATCTTTCTCGAATTCAGGCTGATACTTTTCTATCCATGAACGTGTATCCATAGACTTAGCATCTTCTACAGCAACTCTATATTGTTCAGGTGTGAACTTATAGGTGCTTTCTTGCAATATTTTTTCAATCTTTTCGTCCATACTACTTACCTAAGATTAGTTTAGCGTTGTTGTAATCAGCTTCTTCTGAAGGAGTTAATACATAGTTTTTGTCTAATTTAGCTTGAAGTTTAGTGTATGTTTTCTGAGCTTCTTTCTTTTTTTCAATATCTTCGTTGATGTTCTTGATAAGATTGTTCTGTGCATTCTTACGAAGTGCGTCTTGTGTTGTTTCTACACCTTCTGCATATTTTGCTAACTCAGCTAAATCTTCTTCAGTCCAAGGATTTTCGAATCCAGCTTCATTGTAAGCATTAATTTGACCGTAAAGTGTGTTTAAATTACGTGCATCATCTATGATTTTCAATTTTTCATCAGGTGTTTTAGCTTTATCTAGCAACGCCTTTACTCTCATTTTAAGAGTAGAACGTTGCGATTCACGCTTAGCAGAAGCGTCTGAAGCTGTATCCATTTTGCTTGTGTTTTCAGCATTGAAATACGAAGCATACGGAGTATTTTTGTAAGTTGCTTCAATATTGTGCATTTGCTCATCGATAACAACTTTAGTACGAGGATCAGCAGTTGCACGTTCTTTTTGCAATTTGGAATATTCAACTTTATCAGCTTTTACTTGTTCTGATAACTGCTTATTTCTGTCGTATTCTTTCAAATACTGATTGTATTCACGCTGTGTCTGACGATTCTTTTCACCTTCTTCAGCGGCTTGTTTTGCAGCGTAGTACTGAGATAACATGCTATTATCTCCGAACATTGCATTAACCATGCCAACTCTCCACTGTTCAGGATGAGAGTCACGCCAATCGTTTACACTGTTAACAATAGCTTCTCTCGCTGCAGCATTACGTTGTTCATCTGCATCTTTGTTAGCAGCATACCAACTCTTAAATCTGTCAAGCAACGAAGGATCTTCTTTTTCTTCTTGCCACTGTTTATAGTGTTTTCCGCCTGTTGGATTGTAGTCTTTTGGAGGATTGAAGCCGAGTGAATACAGCGCATCCAATTCATCTTGTGCTTTACTAACATATTCTTTATTGTCAAAGTTTGACGCAAGCAAATCTGCTATTTCAGCATTCGACCAGCCTTCATTTTCTTTAGCAAGAATCAAACTAGCAAGTTCATCTTCAGTCAAACCAGTAGCTTTGACTATGTTTTCCATGTCATTAAATTTGTTGTATGCGAATGCCATATTAGATTGCTCCGAATGAATTGCCCCAAATATTGTCGTCGTCTCTGAACTGATGCTTTGACATCAAGTTAGGATCTAGACCAAGTATTGTTAGATCAGCTTGTTCTTGTGGTGTGAAGTTAAAGCTTTCGTAATTGTAATAGCTACCTACGTCAGAATCTCTTGAAGCAGGTTTCTTATTGCCACCCATAGATGCAGCTAATCCAGCCATACGCAACATGTTCATCATGTTATCTCTACTTTCTTTTGCTTTTGCATCATTACGTGCGTTAACGTTGTGTGCCCAACTAATTAAGTCAGGAATTTGGTTCTTAAGATTGAATGAATAGTCCATGATAACCTCTTAAATGCTTGCCAATGTGAGTGAAAGATCGTTGTTCATCTTCTGCTGGTCAAGATCGATTTGAGACTGAAGCTTAGCTTTATTCCAGTTCTCGAAGTCTTCAGCTAATCCGCCGTAAAGACTTAACTGAGTATCCTTAGCATTCTTCAACTGATTCAATCTGTTCTGACCTTGCTGAATCTTTGCGTTCCAAAGATTGTATGCAAATTGTCTATCCTGATTCATAGCAGCAAGTGCATCTCTGTACAAACTTTCATTCTTATCAGCAACAGCAGTAGCTATCTGATTAGCAGCACCAGTTCCTCTACCGATACCAGCACCAGCAGCTCTAGCTTGAACAGCATCACCAGTCTTTTCGATCAAAGCCTCTCTGTTTGGCGCATAGTAGTCATCGACATTGTAGTTGTTGTCGAAATCTTCGTAATCGTAAACGAATTCGCTTGGATCGTATCCTTCAACAACTGTACCATCTGTTAGAGTACCACCACGAATGAGTGCTTGATAATCATTGATGTCAGACTGTGAACCTATGCTAGGATTGTCTTTGTACCACTGATCTACTCTAGATTTTAGTTCTTCTGTCGAAGCATTTAACTGTTGTGCAGCTTTTTCTAGTATTCTGCGTTTTTCTCTTTCATTTTCAGCAGCTTCATATTCGCCAAATAAACCAGCAGCTAAACCAATAGCGCCACCTGCTAAAGCACCCCAAGGGCCACCAACAGCAGCGCCTGTACCAGCTCCTGCGCCAATTGACATTAAAACGTTAGATGCAGCCATAATAAAACCTCTTAGTATTTATGTATTTGTTATGTGAAAAATAATAGTAGCAATACCTTGTACTGCTAACTTGTTGTTATCTGCTGACTGAATGTGTCTACCGTCTTCATCTTCGAAAGCAAATGCTTTGTGATTCGGAATATCGATAACACAATCAGCAGTAGTGTTAATGATGCAAACGTTCTTGATGATAGACAGTTGGTAATTCGTCTTATAGTCTTTAGCGTACTTGCCAACTAGTGCTAAGCAGACTTCGTTGTCATCACTGAACTGAGATATGTCGTTAAGTTTTATTGTGTTTAGTGCCATATCTGCTCCTAGAATCTGTCAATCAAGTCGTATGAGATCTTAGCACCAAGTATTGCAAAGTTTACTGGATCACTACAGCTGAACTCTAAGCAACAGATGTTGTGCAATCCGAGTCTCCACCATTCAAGCACCCAGTCATATCGACCTTGGTTGCCAAGCATTCCAATTTCCTGGTTGCTGAAGTTACCACCGCTTTCAGCATAACGCATCATGATTTTCGGATTCAAGTTTGCATTATCGAAGTCACCCAAGTTCGCAATCAATCTGACACTGTTAACAACGTAATCTTGATAGTTGTTCATCATCATACCGCTACGTCTAATTCTTACCATCGGACGTCCATCGTATTCTTCGTACTTGTTTGGGTCTAAGTATACGAGCTTACCGTCTTCGGTGCCAAACATGATCTTGCTATCATGTAGTGTAGCGAATAGAAGTCTCCAGTAGTGTTGTACGTTAGTCTTTTCAGCTTTACTTGAACGTCTGTGCCACTTCTGTTCTAGAATATCGTACACATAAGTGTAGTCATCTTCGTAGAACGTAATAGCGTAGAACATGTGACCTGATTCTGTCCAACACTGGCCAACAGCATCACTTGGATTCTTCATCTTACCAATGTGTCTTTCGATGTCAGGTGTACTAATCTTAGTCAACTGATTAGCACGCCAATAGTAAATTCCGTTTTCACCAATTGCTGATGCACCAAGATAGAAGACATAGTCACCAACAGTTGCAAGACTTCTTACAGCTTTGATTCCGATCGAGTTAGCAGCATTAGTTGGGCTAACGAATGGAGCTTCAACGTCTGAGTTGTAGTTGAAGATCTGTGTGCTCTTTGGTCCGAATGTGTAAAGCAATGTACTGTTAGATACAAGTGCTGTAGTGTTATCAGGACTCCATTCAGAATATGTTACGAACCCGTAGTCTTTGTAACCGACTTCAGTAGGATGCGAACTGTCGATCATGAAGATGTCGTAGTCAATCGAACCTGGTCTGCTCATTTCTTCACGTTCAAATGGATATTGATATGTCGTATAGAAAGCATCAGTACCACTGTCATTGACAACCAAGTAGCCGTACAAATATGCACAATGTGTCGGAATGATTCTCTGACTAGGATGTTCAGGGTCTTCTTGTCTTACACGATAAGGTAATGCAATAGATCTGCATCCGTCTAAGCTTGGGTCTCTCATGTCTTCAGGACTGAGTTCTGTGTTACATGCAATTACGTTAGCACCGTCAACAACAATCAAGTGTGGATGTGCGCTACCTTCACCACCAGTTTCACACATGCTAACAGGCTCGTCAGTGTTAGTCAATGAGCTGTAGATTTCTGTTGCAATGTACTGACCGTTGTCGAGTGTGATGCAGTAAAGTCTTGGACCAAAGACAGCAAATAGCACAGGGAATCCGTCAGCACCTCTTGATGCTTCAAAGATTCCTCTACACTTTCTGTCTGTTATGTCACATAGCAATGTCGATCCGTTGATGCTACGAACAAGTGATATAGCAGATGCACCATCACCTTGTGTCTCAACAAACATGTTTACACTTTCTTCTAGACTTGCTATTCTTATATCAGATACGTTTTGTCCACCGACTATGTTCTGTATTAGATTTACTCTTGGCATTTTATACTCCTAAGAATCTGCCTGCAATAAAGTCACCGTAAGTCCACATTGCTCTTTGATAGTCTCTTCCGATGAATTTGTTGACTGAAGAACTACGTCTAACGTTATGTTCAAGTTCTTCTAGTCTTTGTTTCAAGATCTGAATTGTGTTATCACTAAGTCTTGGGTATGCAACACTGAAGTCATACACAAGAGCAGCATTGAACAAAGCTACAAACTGCTTTGGAATGTTGAGCACAGTGTCCATGTCGAATTCGAATGCTTCGTTGTAGATCAGCTTAAGCTTGAAGTGTGTAATGTCGAATGTCTTCTTCAACATGATCTTTACACATTTGTCTGTCAACGGCAACACTGTGTAGATCTGATTCGTCAAGCCGTACTGATAGAAGTCTTCGTATGCAATGAAATTTAACTCAACCCAGTCAGTCTTAGTGTCACCTTTTGGTTGCACATAAGCTTGAGTAACTTCTTGCAAATTCTTTACTTCGTAATCAGGTACTTGTTCGAACACTTCATGAAGTTCACTAGCTTGACCTAGATTGACCCAATGACCGTGTTGTGGTTCAAAGCAATTTTGTGTGTCTTTAGCACAAACGATCATACCGACGTAGTCAGTCGGTGTTAAGTCGTTGATAGTTTCTTCGAAGCTTACAAACTCAACTCTGTTCTCGTAATCTTCAGTCATTTCGTATTCACCTACGATGAACTCACGTTTGACCAAGTCAATGTCAATTTCTTTACGAGTAAACTGAAGCAAGTTAGTGTTCGAATACTGAGCTGCTCTTTTCTTGATCAGTTGCAAACCTGACACCATCAGATTAGCAGGTGCAGGCTGACTTCTGCTGCATAGACCAGTTTCGTCTAAGCTGTTTACGATTAAATCTCTAATTGAAATGCGTGACATGAAAACCTCTTACTTTAGTTTTAGATATTTGTTGTACCACTGACCGAGTGATTTGCTCTTCATCCATGCAGCAAGTTGTCTTTCAGTTAGCGGATACACGTAAGTCTTTCCACCCATTCTCACGAATACACGTTCACTGTTGGGTCTGTATCTGATGTTAGTGATGAACGTAGACGCAGGATAACCAGGAACGTTAGAGTAAGGTGCAGCAGCTTCAGCTACACGATACTCTTGTACTTGCTTTGGCTCAACAGCATCAAGTCCACGAAGTTTTTGCCATAGTGCTGTGAAAGCGTCCATGTTACACTCCCGAAATCTTGCTCATGATTTCTAGTTTCTTCTTTTCAAGATCTGCAAGTTCTTGCTGTAACTTAATAGTTTCGATGTTCTTGTCAGATTCGATCTTTACAGCATCAGCAGTTAAGTCAGCATCAGCTTTTTCAGCATCAATCTGAACTTTAGCTTCTTCGATGTCAAGCTTACGATTCTGAAGATCCATGTTGTCGAAGTGTTTCTGAACGTCAATGATGTGCTGTTCCTTAGCGTTCAAAAGCTGCAAGTTAGCCATGTCAAGTTCTTTCTTGAGTTCAGCATTAGCAGCAATCTGTTGTTCAAGTTCGTTCTGTGTTTCTTCAAGCACAGCATTCATCTTGTTCAAGACAGATACAGCTTGTGGATCTTCACCCTGATTGCTGTCACTCAAGAACATGACATCTTGACTGTTAGCAACGATATCAGCAACAAGTGGTTCCTTGAGATCGTTGTCAAATGTTTCTGCAACATGCTTTGCAATAATAGTCTTTGTCTTTTCGTCTACAATGCTACTTAGTGCAAGAAGTTCTTGACGTCTCTTCATCATTCTTGTGATGATCTGAGGTCCGTTGATCAGCTTGAACGTTGGCAACTTGTCGATGTTCTCGACATAGCACAAGCATTCAAGAATAGTCTTTGTCAAGCTGTACAGTGTATCAGATGCGTTTTCGTACAAGCTGTTAACGTTGCTTTCTGAGTTGTTCTGCTGTACAAGAATTTCAGTAGCAGTCTGACTGTTCATTGCAGGATTGATGCCACCGACTGGTACACCAATGACCTGAGCCATCAAGTTGTTAGCGCTATCGATTGTGTTCATCAAGTCTTGAGTCTGATAAGATTCGATGATCGGAATTGGCTTTTCACCGCCATCAGGGTTGTACAATGCTACAAGTGATTCCTTCGTCTGTAACTTTTTGTAGTATTCATGAAGCCCGTCGATCATTTTAGGCGTCATCATGTAGTTAGCTTTCGGGCTACGATTAGCACGTTCAAGCAATGTCGAATATGCAATGTTGAGTCCATACTGAAGGTCAGCAGTCATGTCTACTATACCATTGTAGTCGATCTTGTTGTTACGAATGATTTCGTTAAAGCAAATTCTGAAAATAGGAATACGACTGATAGGCAATTCAACAGCATCTTGAACTATCTTGTTACCGCATGCTTTGTAGAAATTGACTTTACCAGCATCGTTCATTTCCCAGTAAGAGACAATCGGAATACTGTCATCAGGAATCTCCCACTGAGATCCGATATCTTCAAGTGCATACGATTCATCGTAATCGAATACGTCATCACCGTATAGTCTCTTAGCTTTTGTTTTAGAAATGAAGTTTACAACTGCGCCTTTTTCAGCATCATCAGCATTTAAGCTTTGACAGTTAGGGTCAAGTGCTACCAACGAAACATCACGTACAACTTCAGGTACGATTTCGTTGTTGTCGAATGACAAAACCAAGTAACCAACACCTTGAATACAAGCGTGCTTAAGTCCTTGATTTATTACATATTTGAAATTGTTCTTGTTCTCGATCTCATCTATCTTGTTCTGAATCGATTCGTAAATACCATCTTTGTCGTCAAGTTCAGCGTGATAAGGAGATTTGCTGAAAGGACTGACAATCGCGTTTGTAAACTTTTGGTATTGTGTAAATGATCTGCAGATTCTGTCTTTACGATCTAGAGCATTGATAACATCTGCTGTCCAGAAGTTACCAGAATAGATCTGCATGTCTCTGCGCTTACGTTCAACTAATTCAGAATAGAATGAGCTTGACTTATTAAGAAAGTCTTTGATAGATTGTATTGTGTCCATATAGTGAGCTCGCTATTTTAAAATATAAGATATCTACAAATATTTATTACGCGAGCTCTAAACACGAAAAAAGCCCGAGCGGCATATCCGCAACGGGCCTAGAGAGGTAAAGATGATTCCGTTCAGGTACTTACTAGGAATCTGCCGTAATTATATCGTGATTAACCAGAAAATTTAATTTCCTTCTAGCACCTTAGCAATAGCATCAGCATCATCGTTCGCCTTTGCTACATCTTCTGCAGCATTTGAAGTCTGTGGCTTTTCGAAATACCACTTGGTATTCCAATTGTCGCCGTTCTTAACACGATCGACATAGACTTTAACAGGATTAGCTGCTAGCTTCTTGTCAACCTTGTTAGCAAATTCAAGTACAAATTCTTCATCAGTGTTAACGTCTTCATCAGCAGCAACTTTATCGAAGATGCGCTTAGCAGTATCAACATCTGTAGACTTGACAAGCAACTTAGTCAAACGCTGTACAGTGATTTCACCAGCCTTATCCTTGATGCCCATGAAAGCACCGAACTTACCATTATCGGCTGTTTCAAACGTTAACTTAATGCTAATCTTGCCTGACTGACCTTTATACTTTTCTGCGTTAACAACATTGCAGTAATCGTGTACTTCCTTAACAGAGTTAGTATTTGTGATTTCAGAATTAGCTTTTTCCCAATTAAATGAAATTGACATATTTTAATTATCCTTTGTGCTATTTGAATTAACAGTTTCTGTAACAGCACCATTCACAGAACTGAAGTCTTGTATGTTATAACGACTGTGCTTAAAGTCATCATAAACACCTTTGCTAATCATATAAAGAGCCATCATCGAATTCTTCTGTTCAGCTTCTTTAAGTTTCGTTTCCATCATTACCATGTATCTGTAACCAAGATAGACAGCAATGAGAATGAGAATAAGAATGAAGATAAGAACGAAAGTAATTTCAGACATTGTTTACTCCTTATTGATTATGATTATAATATAATAAAATTATTTAGAAGTGTAAACCTCTTGTTTTTTCTTCTTGTTTTGCTAGTTCAGACAGTATTTCACATTCACACACTAATCGTCTATGCTTTATAACACGCTTAACGAAATCTATAATTTGGTTAAACCATTGTATAATTTGATAAACAAGTAACGGACAAATGTATGCAGCTGACACTGACGTAGCAAATAAACCCGTATTATCATCTTTCAAACCAAATACAAATATTCCTACTAAATACACAAGAAAGAATGCTGGTACTGGTACTATGAATGAGCACATTCCATACACATGCATCTGTCTGTCGTTGAAGTCAGAACACTCAGTGATAATGATAGTCCAGAGTATGTAGCCGATAATTAGTATAGTTTCCATATTAGTGCTCCAATGTTATGTGTATAATATAATAATATACACATAATAGTGTAAACCAAAAATTAGTGAGCTATATTTTCGTAAAAGTCGCAACCTTTCGATTCTTCTCTTGCTTTCTTCAATCTATTCTGACGAGCATCATCGATGTAAGCCTGAATCTGAACTCTTGACAAAATATTTGGATCAGTGTTTTCTTTCTTCAATACTGCCCATACAGCATTCTTAATTTCAGGATCTTCGTGTTCTAATGCTTCAACGATCTTTGGTTTAGTAGCACTTTTCTCAATTAGTTCTTCATCAGTTATAGGTTTTGGCTTAACGAACGAAACTTGTTCAACTTCATCTTCTACTTCAGCTTGCGCAGTAATGTTATCGATTACTTCTTGCTTAAGCTTACTCAAACACCAGCATTTTTCTAACTTATTGTTATTGCGAACGGGCTTATATTCACAAGCATATTCTGTATCAGCTGTGTTTCTAATCCACTTCTTAAATCCTGAGAAATTTACACCTGCAATTTTACAACGTTCTTCAACTACTTCGTTGAATTCTACTGGCGGAACTACCATGCACTTTTTAACGTACTGATGTGTAACGTTGCTAGATTCTAGTGCATCATAGATTTCGTAGTAAAGCATCAACTTATCTTCTTCGTTATATGCTAATGTCATGTTCTTCTTCAATTCAGTAGCATCACGATATTCTTGAAGAGTTGGTGCAATTTTCAACATTGCATTATAAGATGCTTTTGCTAATTCATAGAATGCACTAATTTCACTGTCAATGTGCTTGTTAAATTCAGCTGCACTGTAAGGCTTTTCAATATTCTTAACATCCATTCTATTGATAATGAGCAATCTTCTATCGAAAGCTCCACTATCATCTTCAATACTAAAGAACTTATTTGTAGTGAACAACCACTTACAATAGATGCGCATAGAAATAGGAGTTTCACGCATCATACGCTTCTGATATGACATACCATCGTTAGTACCACCAGACATAGACTTGAATTGCTCAAGACATTTATCTGTACATTCATCAGCGTTAATCATTGCTGAATTCGAAATACCAGTAGTTGTCGATTCACGCAAGAACGAGTCAGTTATCCATCTATCTTCTTTCATCTGATGAACAAGAGAACGATTGCTACCGTACGCTAACTTCAAAATCTTTTCAATCATCACACAATAGTAGTTAGTCTTGAATGTACCACCACCAGTCATGAACAACAAGTGAATGTTATCATTTGTCGATGGATGAATTACTGTATATGCCCATGCCATCAAAGCTGTACGTTCTTCTTTCGAATATGGCTTAATGAATGCGTTCAAGATCTTTGCATCTTTGAAGTCTACTTGATTTGCAAGTTTATCTTTCCAATTACTATTGTAAGAAAATTCTGCAATTGTTGAATCATCTGAAATTATATGAGGAACTGTATCAATCTTCTTCAAAGTAGAACGAATTACAGATCTTTCACTGAACAACTTTGTAAGATATGTCTCAAATGTGCATTTAGCACCATGTGTTGGTCTAATTGCATAACGCTTAAATGTACCACTGTCATCATTCAATGTTTCGTAGTACACATTGTATAAATCGTTGTTTACACCTGATGCAGGAATGAGATATGTGAAAATATTCTTGATAAAGTATGAGTGAAGTCTGTCGTACCAATCAGATACAAGTTTTCCACTCTTATCACTGAAGTAATTCAAAGAAATCTTTTCTGTCCACGGAACACAATTTAGCTTTTCATCTGCATTTACAGTTGCGCCAGATTGTGAAATAGTTTCCAACAACACCTTTGCTTCAAAGAATGCTTCTGTTGCTTTATCTACTTGCTGATACAAATAAGACCAAAAATCGAAACACTCAATGCTGTACTTAATCGAAAGATCTTTATTGATGCAATCTGCTAATGTATCGATCGAACTATCGTCTTTGCTGATAATTTCACTAATAGTTCCTATTAACTTGTATGACATATCTGATCTGTAGTACAGTGCATCTTGTTCAACACAATACACTACATTATTGATGAATGACAAATCAACATTGTTACAGAACAATGCTGGCTTGAAAGACGCGGGAATAAACTTTGCATTAAATGCACTTGGTAAAGCATTCTGAATGTAATTGTCACGTGCTTCTTTCTTATGTGTAAGATACTGTGCTAATTCTTTCTCGAATTGTGCACAGAATGCTTGTTGCAAAGAATAATTCTGTTCTCTACACAATTTGTCAATTTCTTTCTTACTGTCAGATTCTGCATAACTTGCATCTGCAAATACTTTCTGTGATTCTTTGTATGCTGCTTCAGCTACATCTGAAAGTGTCTTGTATTTTTTGAACTTTCCATCAACTTGTAGCTGAATGTATTTGCCATCATTTGAATTTCTAATTTCAAAATAATTTGTTAAAACATTCATATCATCTCCTAAACAATGCATTTATTTACTATGCTATCAAGACTTTCTTGATATAATTTTGAACGCCAATCAGTAGAACTTGTCAAAGCATTAGTTAGTTTTTCAATAATTAGCTGTCTAAAATTCTTGCAATTCCAAAGTTTCTTTTTGAATTTAGGAATAGCAGTTATATCATAATCTTTCATGCAACCATAAAATCTTATTCTACCTGTCATGTAATCTATATCTAAGCTGTCAACAAATGAATTGTCTTCACCTTTCAAGTAAAAACATATTCGCTGATCATCGTACACATGATGTCTGAAATCACTTTTTGTGTAGTGATGTGTATTAACGTCAATGTGTGTATTGTTCATATTATCTCCAAAAAATAAAAAATCCTGTTAACAGTTGCGGTGTTAACAGGATTTTACGGACAATTGTCCTTGAAAACTCTCTATTGAATCCGCAACATTCAACTTATGTTTAGAGTATAATAAAATAAGTTG